TTGTGAGGGCAGCCAATTACATAAGAGGGAACTTAAATGACTGACATATTCAAAGACATTCTGCCTTCTATTTTGCAAACAAAGAAAGACGTTCTTATTGATGAGAAAGACTATGTTCCTTTTATCATCAACAAGGCTCTTTCACATCACTATGATTGCATTCTTTATGCTAATCAGATGAATATGTATCCGAATCTAGATAAACGTCTTCAATATCAGTTTTATCTAAATAGTATCAGGTCATATAAAAGACCATTTCAAAAATGGTTGAAAAGAGAAACTATTGCTGATTTGGATATAGTAAAAGAATACTATAATATCTCAACTGAAAAAGCCAAGGAAGCATTAACAATTCTCACAGAAGACCAACTTAATATTATAAAGAAAAAACTTGATAAAGGTGGCTCTGATGTTAGATTTAAAAGAACTGATTGAAGTGAAACTGTTAGAACCAGATGACTTCCTCAAAATAAAAGAAACACTAACTCGTATTGGTGTTGCTTCAAAGAAAGAAAAAACGCTGTATCAATCTTGTCATATTCTCCATAAACAAGGTAAATACTATATTATTCACTTCAAGCAACTTTTTCTTTTGGATGGTAAGAAATCAGATTTTTCAGATGATGATAAAGCAAGACTAAATACTATTGCAAATCTGTTGCATGAATGGGAACTTCTTGATCTGATTGATGAAAACAAATCAAAGAGTCCTGTTGCTGCACTCAGTCAAATCAAGATACTAACACACAAAGAAAAAGCAGATTGGAAACTAGTTACTAAATATACTGTAGGCAAAAAACAAAAGTAGAAGACGATGGCACAGTTTAGAAAAGATACTCATCAATATCTACCACAAGAAACTACCATATTTGAAGTAGTAATGCTTGCAGATCAGTATGGTAATCTTGTTGGACCAGCAAATCCTTCTGGCGTATCAGTAGATGCATTTGGTCGTGCAAGAATGGCACAACCATTGACCTTATTTGATTCTTCTCTTAGATATCAAGATGATACTAGATTTAATTATGCAAATTCGGCAACAGGCAGTTCTATAGTTTATGATGCAAATTCTTCTACAGTATCATTAAATGTCAGATCATCTGTTGCCAATTCTTATGCATATAGAGAATCATCTAGAGTTTTTCCATATCAACCAGGGAAATCGTTACATACAATTCAATCTTTCTGTATGGCACCAGCACAAACAGGTCTAAGACAAAGAGTTGGTTACTTCGGTTCACAAAATGGTGTTTATCTTGAATTAAATGGCAGCACATTAAACTTTGTTATTAGATCATTCAGTTCTGGATCATTAGTAGAAGATAAAATATCACAAGATGCATGGAATATTGATAAGTTAGATGGGACTGGTCCTTCATTACTAACTCTTGATATGACCAAAACACAATTATTCTGGACTGATATTGAATGGTTGGGTGTAGGTACAGTAAGATGTGGATTTATTATCAATGGTCAGTTAATACATTGTCATTCTTTTCATCATTCTAATTTGGCTAATACAACATATATGACCACTGCATGTTTACCATTGAGATATGAAATTGAAAATACTAATTCAATGTCAAATAATGCATCGTTGAATGTTATCTGTGCTTCTGTTATGTCTGAAGGTGGATATGAAGTTAGAGGACGTAATAAAACAATAGGACATTTACCTAATTCATCATATACATTAACGACTGCTGGTATATTTTATCCTGTAGCAAGTATCAGATTGAAATCAGAAAGACCAGATGCTATAGTAGTACCTAAGAGTATTGCCCTTTTAGGTCTAGGTGGCAATGGTACACGCTTGGCATATAAGATAGTTGAAAATGCTACTGTAGGCAATGGTAGTTGGACATCAGCAGGAACAGATTCATCAATTCAATATAACTTGACCGCAAATAGTATCAGTGGTGGCACAGATTTGGATCAAGGATATATCTATGTGACACGGCAAAGTTCATTCCCATTGACTATGCAAGATGATATCTTTAGACTACAACTAGGAAGAAATAGTTTTTCTAATACCAATACAACATTTACTTTGGCTGTAGCTGGAGCAGGTGCATCTGATACTTGTATTGGTGCTATAAATTGGATGGAAATAACTTAACATTTTGGAGATTATATAATGACTACATTGAAAATTTATAAAACATTTCCTTCTGTTGAACTACCTAAATTTGCAACAGAACAATCTGCTTGTTTTGATCTATCATATCAACCTCTAGGTAAATTTGAGTATACTGGTTATACCGGTATGAATAAGAAGTTTAGCAGACCATTTAAGGATGGTAGACTTTATGTTAATGCAGAAGATCGTGTAATGGTACCGACAGGACTTATCTTTGATATTCCAAAAGGATACTCTGTTCGTGTATATGCTAGATCAGGTCTTTCACTAAAGCAAGGTCTAGTTTTAGTCAATGCAGAGGGTATTATTGATTCAGATTATATTGAAGAAACGTTTGTTCTAATGACAAATCTATCAAATGTTGGTCAATGGCTTGTTCCAGGAGATAGAATTGCACAAGCAGAACTAGTGAAACAAGAAACATTTAAGATTGAAGAAACTAAAACTAGACCTGAAGTGAAGACTGATCGGAAAGGCGGAATGGGCTCAACTGGAGTGACAATCAATGTTGCATCAACTATCACCTAAGAAAATCAAAGTTCGTGAATCAACATACATTGAAGTAGATGGTGGTGTAACGATATTTGTTGATGATCATAAAAATGTTTTTATAGACGGACATAATAAAGTGTATATCAAATCAAACGAAGACTTGAATCTTGAGGCAGAGAATATCAATCTCAACGCCAAAGAAAATGTCTATATTGGTTCTGGCAAAAACATTACTCAACAAGCACCAAGAATTGATTTGAACCCAAAGGAGTAAATAATGCCATATGGTGCACATAGACATGGTGATTCAAGAACATGTGGCGCAACAACTGTTGTAACTAATCAAGCTACTGTTTTTGTGAATAATAAACTTTGGGCAGTAGAGGGTGATAAAAATACAGACGGTGATGGTGATCTTGTTGCAGTAACAGGATCAACAGTTTTTGTTGAAAATAAACTTGTTATTGTACATGGACCAGACAATGCGTTTCCAGATGACTTATGTCCAACAGTTGGCGGACAACATTGCACTCCATTCACAGCACAGGGTTCTGGTGATACCGAAGTATATTAGCACTTGACAAACAGCACAAAAAGTGTTATATATAGTATTGTTGGGATAAAGGTTTAGCGTACCCAACACGATTCTGCCGCAAGGAGAATCATTTAATAATTTTTGCTTTCCATCCTTTGTGTTGATTTACTTTACCTAGTGCAACTGATCTTATTGCTGCCCTATTTAATTGTTTTTCTTTACACCACTTAGTAAATCCACCTGAAATAACATGAATATTACCTAACGGATCAATTAGTTCATATGTTGTTTTTCCATAATTAGGATTTTTTTCTGGATATATTTTATATAATTGTTTCAAATATTTGCTTTTATTTTCTCTTTGTTTTTGACGTGCTTCTGGATTATTCATATAGTACTTCTTTTTTGAAATACTCATTTTTTCTTTAGTTTCTGCCGTAACAAAACGAATTATTCCTGTTGTACCTTCACCACCATCTGTCATATTTCTAAGCATACCTGTTTCATTATCTTTACGACCATACCAACGTATTAAACGTCTTTCTAGTGCTAATGCACCAATTTCGGTAAGATTAGATTCGCATATTATTATTCTAGATTTATCTTTAGGCGTTTTTGCATTTTTATGATTTATATGATCCCATGCTCTATAACCCTTACCTTTGCCAATATAGTAAGGACTGCCATCTTCTCTGAGATAAGCATATACATAGTATTCTAATGTTGATTGATAAATAGACATATGCTGACACTCCCTATTAGTGTTAGAGTGGATAGATGTTTCCAGCATCGTGATCCACAATATTATTTATAATACTAAATAATTTACTTGACATATTATTGTTAATGTAGTATATATATATTAATACTGAAGATTATTATGTTAAACATGCTTCAGTGTATGTCCTGCCTGATTGGAGGACAATTTCACATCTTGCTTAATAAGGAGAAAAACATGACATACAACGTTCCACACTTTGATCCATATTCATTTGCTACAAACTTAACTAAAGCAACTGTTGGATTGGATGAATTTGTTAGTAAAATTAGTGAAAATTTTACTAAAACTTCTTCGTATCCCTTCTATAATATAATTAAAACTGGCGATAACACATATGTTATTGAAATGGCTGTTGCTGGTTTCGGCAGACAGGATATTGAATTGGTTCTAGAAGATGGTGTACTATCTATCAAGGGTGAACTAAAGACTGATGAAAAGAATGATTATC